AGAGAGTCAACTCTACCGGCCGAGGTTGCAGACGAAGGTCCCCTTCTAATAGGCTCAGCTTTGAAAGGCCCTGCAATGAAACCTGTGAGAGTAACCAACCTTCGAGATTTCTATACCATATTTGGTGAACCAGTGACTGGAATGGGAGGAGCATCTGCTGATATTTGGAGAGACGGTAATACAGTCAACCCTGGGTATGCACAATTTGCTGCTCAAGCACATTTAGCATCAGAAACTACACCTGTAACCTTTGTCCGCCTTGTTGGAAAAGAATCTGCAAGTAGAGTAGCAACAACTGGTCAAGCTGGTTGGTATATAGCAAAAGATGGCTTAGAGACCACAGCTGATAATTCTGGTGGTGCGTATGGATTGTTCATAGTTCAATCTGCTTCGGCAAACTCTAACCCAACAGGTTCTCTAGGAGCTATTTTTTATACAAATGGCGCTGTAGTTGCACCATCTGGTACAAATTCAGCGGGAGCAACGACACAGAAAATGGCTGGTACTTTGATTAAATCTTCAGGTCCTGGTGAATTTACATTAGTTATAAGTAGTTCTGGTGATGAAGTAACTAAAACTGTTTCTTTTGACCCTACATCTGCGAAGTATATAAGAACACAATTTGATACAAACCCTCAGCAACTGGAAGCCAGTAATAATTTTGGTGGAACAGACTCCAAAGTGTTCTTAGGTGAAAGTTTTGAACAAGCAATTTTAGATAATGTTGGAGGTGGATCTGCAACAGGTGATCAATTTGCTCTTGTTTTGCCTTTGCAAAAAGGCGGAGATAGTTCAAATAATTTTGCATATCATTTAAGTGAGGCAAGAAAAGCCAGAACAGGTTGGTTTATAAACAGAGGACATGGCAGTCCCTCTAAACTTTTCAGACTTATTGCGCACTCTGAGGGAGAATACGTTAACAAATCAATATCAGTCCAAATAGCAGATCTAAAGCTAGGAACAACTCAGAACCCCGATTCTTCTTTTACAGTTAGAATTATAGAAGATGGAAATATAGTTGAAACTTATTCTGGTTGTAACTTAAATCCTTCAACCAAAGACTATGTTGGAAAAAGAATTGGTACTGCATATCAAGAATGGGATGCAATAAACTTTAAATGGAATACTAGAGGAACTTATCCCAACATATCAAACTATGTATACGCAGAAATCGATGATTCAATTGAGAACCAAACTTTGGGAGATGCTAAAGCTATTCCAGTTGGCTTCTATGGGCCCTTAAGACACAAAGGTTTTTCTATTGTTTCTGGTTCTACTGTTCCACAAGTGAAAGCAGACTCACCTTCAATTAGTGGAGCTGATCCTGACTATTATATTGAAGGAGCCAGTAACATTGCAACAAAACATACAATTGCCGGAAGCGATGATGCAGATCACTTTGTTAGTGGTTTGGGAGCAAACCTAACAGCGTCTTTTGAGTTCGCTTCGCTAAGAACTACCTCTATTAACACGAATCAGGGCTCAAATTATCCTGCGGATTCAATTTTTGGAATTAGACACATACAAGGTAACAAGAAAACAAAAGATGCTTCATACGTTGATCTTTTAAGATACTACCCAGTTGCACCTGAAAATGATGATGGTGTAACAATTTCAAATGAATTTGAAAGATCTTTTATATTTAATCTTCAAGAAGTAACTTCTTCTGAAACAACGGGAACGAAATTGTACTATTTCAGTGAAAATCTAGCAGAAGCAAGTCAGGTGCCCCTACAAACACTCTTAAACGCTGGAGTTCGACAATATGAAGCACCTATGTGTGGTGGTTTTGATGGAGTAAATATATTTAAGACAAATCCTTTTTCTGCTAATCTTCTTGGAGCGTCAAGACCAGCTTCTTATGTCAATGAAACTATAAATTTTGCCTTAGATTCAATATCAGATAAAGAAGTTGTAGAGTATGATCTTTTGTCTATGCCAGGAATGACTAATGCTGGTATAACAAACAGGATTATTGACATTTGTGAAGATCGTGGCGACGCATTAGCTATTATTGATATTGAAGGTATATACGAGCAAAAGTGGGAAAATGGTGGAACAAAAGATAATGGTTCAAAAACAACAATAGTCACAACTGCTCAAACAAGAAACTTAGATTCATCATTTGCTGCTTCTTATTATCCTTCAATCAGACTAAAAGATACAGTCGGTGGTGCAGATAATATTGTTGTAGTACCTCCTTCGGTTGCTGCTGTTGGAGCGATTGCTAAATCTCAAGGCTTATCAGAACCATGGTTTGCTCCTGCGGGTTTTAATCGAGGTGGAATTAATCAACTTGGTGGAACACTAGGACCTAGAGTTGTTGGAACCACAGAACATCTTTCAAAGGCAGATCGCGATGATTTATATTTAGAAAATATAAACCCGATTGCAAGATTTCCTGCTTCTGGTGACATCGTAATTTTTGGACAAAAAACTCTACAACAAAAGTCATCAGCATTAGATAGAATTAATGTGCGTAGGTTATTGTTGTACCTTAAAAGAAAAATTGGAAAAGTTTCTGAGACTATCTTGTTTGATCAAAACGTAGAAGCAACTTGGAAAAGATTTAGGGCACAAGCTGATCGTATCTTGAGCGATGTCCAAGCTAGATTAGGAATAGTAGAATACAAGTTAGTCCTTGATGAGACAACAACAACTGCTGACTTAATAGATAGAAATATTCTTTATGCCAAGGTTATGATTAAACCTGCTAGGGCTATTGAATACATCGTAGTGGACTTTGTGGTTACACGAAGCGGAATTGAATTATAATACTAGTTACAAAAGAATATATAGGAGAATTAATAAATGGCTGGATTTTGGAGTACAAACAATATAGAACCAAAAAGAAATTATCGCTTTATGGTTCAGTTTACAGGACTTGCGGCACCCGGAGAACCTGATGTTCTTTATTGGGCTAAAACCGTAAATGTTCCTAACTATACAGTTACTTCGGTAACACATGAATTTTTAGATAATAAATATCATTTTCCAGGGCGAGTAGAATGGCAAGACATTAGTTTAGTGCTTGTTGATCCAATCTCCCCAAATGCAGTTAAACAAGTGAATAGGTTAATCGAGAAATCTGGTTATGTTATTCCATCTGCTGTGCCTCCGATGCCAAACTCTGTGGGCAATGTGAAATTACATACAGTATCAAAAATTAAAGAAGGTAGCAAATCAGCTGGACATAGTGCTACAGCCATTGATGGTGGTGCGTTAGGTGATATTATTATTGCAGTCATGGATTCCAATGGTAAAAGAGTAGAAGAGTGGACTCTTAAAAATCCTTTAATTATGTCTGCTAAGTATGGAGATTTAGATTACTCTAATGATGACTTAAAAACAGTTGAAATGTCTCTCAAATATGATTGGGCAGAATGCTTTACTTTTGATTCTTCACATGCTCCATTATCTCCTATTAGCTCTACACACTTTGGTGTAAAATAATATAGAGGTTTAGATGACATTTTGGTCTGCAAATAACGTTGAGCCCACTCGTCAATATCGTTTTACTATATCTGATGGTACCGGTGTTTGGTGGTGGGCTAAATCTATTGAAAAGCCTTCTTTTGATATAGATTCACAAGAATATAAATTAATAAACCACAAATATAAGTATCCTGGTGTTCTAACATGGAATGATATAAAAATATCTGTTGTAGATCCTAATGAAAGAGTTAGTAGTCTATATAAAGCGCTGAAAGAGAGTGGATACAATCCAAAAATAAACGGATCTGTTATACCAGAAGGGTTAGAAAAATTAAAAGCAACAGATTCTTTTAAAAACACAGGTGATTTTTTTATTCACCAAATTGATTCAGATGGAAAGGTGTTAGAACAATGGAAGCTAAATAATCCATGGATTAAATCAGTAACATTTGGTTCTCTAGATTATTCTAATGATGAACTAGTTACAATAGATATCACAGTCTCGTATGATTGGGCTGAACTTAACTAAGAGGTATAAATGACAACAAAAAATGATTTAGAAAGAAACGGTGCACACAATATTCACCAAGACCCTCCTCCACAAAAAAATTCAATATTAGATTTTGTCTCACCAACAGATTTTGTTGAACTTCCTTCGAGAGGATTATTTTATCCTGAATCACATCCTTTGCATAATAAACAAGTTATAGAGATAAAATATATGACTGCAAAAGAAGAGGATATTTTAACAAGTGACACGCTACTTAAAAAAGGTCTTGCAATTGAAAGATTTTTAGAAAGTGTCATATTAAACAAAGATATTAAAGCACAAGATCTTTTGATCGGAGATAGAAATGCGATTCTCATTGCTGCTCGTATATCTGGATATGGTGCGTCATATGACACAAAAATGCAATGCCCTGCTTGTAGTTCACAAAATGAAATATCTTTCGATATATCAAAGCCACAAATTCATCATCCTGAAGTTGAAGGGTTAACTACAATAGATAAAAATGATAAAGGAAATTATATTTTTCTTCTCCCTGTTTGTGGATTTAAAGTTGAATGTCGTCTCCTAACAGGAAAAGACGAAAATACCTTAACAGAACTAACAAAAAGTAAAAGAAAAAACAGACTTGAAGATTCTGTTGTAACAGATCAGTTTAAAGCAATGATTATATCTATAGACGGTGTAACAGATAGA